TCTACAGATTCTACAGATTCTGTTTCTTCTGCGTTTCCGTAATACTCAAGTGTCTCAATTGCACCTTGGAGTTTAAGTGCCGTAACTTCGTTTTCCTTGATTTTTGCTGCAAGTTTTTGATTTTCTTCAATCATTGCGGCATAACGCTGCTTGAATTGTGCAAGCATATCTTCTTGCGAAACTTTTTCAACTGTCATGATTTTTATTTTGGACTAACGTTAGTAAAAGTGACTTGATATCACCCAGTTCTGATTTTAACTCAGAAACTTCATTTTGTAAAGACTTAAATTCGTTGTCCTTCACTTTTGAAGCTCTGTGTGCTGCCATATATTTTTCATATTCAGTTGTATTTGCACATTGTAGAGACCCAGAAGTTGAGTCTCTATACCAATATTGTGCATCTTTTACTGGAACATTAGGCATTATACAGCAAGTGCGATTACTCTCAAATCTTGAATAACTGGTACTTTTGCTTGGTCAGAAGAAACAAACAGAATCTTGATTTGATACTGATTGAAGTTCAAACCAGTTACTTCATATTCATAATCGGAGAAAATGACTCTCTCCGTGGTAGATGGAATAGAAGCGGTATCAGTTGGCATGAATTCAAAACCATAGGATTCAATTGATGCCGTAGACCCAACTGGGCGTGTTCTATATAGCACTTTAATTTGGGTGTTGGGTGGGCGGTAACCCGCAAAAATAACCTTAATAGATCCAGATGGATTTACGAGATTTGCAACGCGAGAAATGTAAACTGCATCATGTTCATCACCAGTAGAGAGTTTTGCCGAATTGAAATTAGTTGGATTATTGATTCTGTTACTTACCAGAATCGCAGACAGTCTGTCAGTATCAATGATTGGGGAGAGTTTTTCATCATTACTGTCCATGGTAATATCCATTCGGAAAGACTTAGCACCGCTAAGTTCAGAAGATTCGTTGATGTTGGAGCAGATTAATGCAGGAGAATCCAGATAGTTATCCTCACTGAGGATTACATCGCTGAATACCCCATCGTTGGAGAACGATGCTTGGTTTAACGAAGTGCCATCATTAATAGAAGTTCCACTAATCACATTAATTCTTGCATTCAATTCTGTTCCAGGAAGAATCAATTTCTCAATAGATGGTACTAAAGTAGAGTACTGAATATTTTGAGAAGCAATAATTCCTGTTCCACCACCTCTAATTCCAAGTCTTGCAATAGAACTGGTTGTCAATTCATAACTATCAAGAGTTGGATTGAGAAGACCAGTATGAGTTTTGTTGATTTCTACAAGAGGAATTCCATCTAAGTTGTAGCACTTAACAACACTCTCATCTGCATGGGCAACTGCAGTTGTACCATTAAGACCTCTTTCATGAACAGTGATTGTCTTATTATTATTGCTGATAGCAGAATAAGACATAATTTCATCGTCAATCTTAATGTATCCTACATTACTGGTGCTAATTGCAACTCCATTGATAGTCTTATGGAATGCACTAGCGTCATTAACGCTAACACTAGTATCCGAGTCCGAAATGGATGCAGTCAGATAAGTATCGGAAACTTCTGAGATAACCCCTTCAATTGTAAGATTATTGGAAGTGCTATGCATACAATGGTTGCTATGCAGAACTTTAATCTTTCTTTGTGCGCCCGAGTAGGTTGGTGTAGCAGTTGGATATGAATCACTGACAGCACCTGCCTCAATAGAATCACCAGAATAAGTAACCGAACTTACTGATGCAGACACACCAGATTCGCCACCACTAACAGTTTCGGGACCAACAGCGTCAAAATCTGTAGAAACGTAACGAAGAGTTAGTGTATTTGTACCACTATCCCAAGTTACAACTTCTGCAGTTGGAGCATCCGCAGAGTTACCAGTAATTGTTTCACCTACAGTAAAGTCTCCTGTGGGAGCAGTTACGACCATAGTTGCCGTAGTTTTAGAAGAAACGATACGATTAGCAATAACACCACCAGTATTAGAACCAGCGGCAAAAGTGCCAGTGATATCATTTACAGTAAGAATAACACCACTAAGTCCGACAGTAACATTTGTAATAGTACCTTCTGCCAACGTAGTCTTCTGATAGATACGAGCGCCATTTGTATAAGGTAGAGTTGTAGAATTCAATTGAAGTTGAATTTCGGGAACAAATGTCTGAATTGCATCACGACGTAGATTTAACTTACCACCGTTACCAATATCAAGTGAGGAATTATTCAGAACCAAAGTTGAGTTTTCGGTAGTTGTAAACGACGCTCTTTGGATGTTAAACTTCAAATCTTCATATTGGTCAGCAGTCCAAGTAGATGCGTTCTGCGACTTGAACAGAACACCCGCATAAGGTTGTTCCGAAATTGTTCTATCTCCAGTGATATCAATCTCACCCATTCTAGAAATCCAAACTTGATATGAGTTGGAGTCGGAAAGGAGAACGAAACAATGCTCAACAGACTGAGGAATATAAACTGGAGCAGCAAATGTGAATCTAGTTGCTACAGCAGCAGTTTCAGACAGAAGAACTTGGTCGGGTTCTAATGTGACATCGGAGAATGGAAGAATATTCGTAGTAGGATATCCATTTTCCATCGTTCTGATTTGCATCGAGATAGGAATGTTATTATCCTTTGCAAAGAAGAAGACATCTACAGAAGTGAGGAATACACCACCTTGTTCGTCCGAAATAAACGATTGTGCAAGAGGGTCATACCAACCAATCTGACGACTCTCAGTTCTAGTAGAACGAATAGTTCTATCAGAAGTAACAGTATCTCTGACAATTTCAGCGTTACGAACAGCAAGTACATTTTCCTGAACAGTGTTCAGAGTTCCACTTGCTTCGTAAATTGTTTCTGCGGAAGATGCAACTGCACCACCAAGACGAGAATCTGTAGAAGAAGTGGTGAGTCTAACAGTTCTAGAACCTGTTGCCCAACGAGGATTAGTATCCACTGCTGGAGATGGTACAAAGAACGAAGACTTAACTTTACCGAATCTGTCAGTAATAAGTCTACGGTCTTTAACAACTGCACGAGCACCAGAAGAACCAAGAAGAACTTCACCAATTTGGAAGTTGCCATAAAAATCACCTACTGCTTGCGTAGCAAGAGCATCAGTATCAACATTCAAATATGCTGTTGTAGAAGAATATGATTCTGGAAGAGTTGCATCTGTATATGGATTAAACTCATAGAAATCATTTGGCGCAGATACTTTAAACCTACATCCGCTTGTTTGACCAACTACAGTTTCACCAATAACAAATGGGGTTGAGTTTGTACGAGTATCTACATCTGGGTCTTTGATAATTTCGATAAGTTTAGGAACAATATATCCATCAATCTGCTGACTATCGAAAAACGCATAGAACTGTGTTCTTGGCTTAAGACGAGCAACATCAATTTCAATATTCCTAGAGCGAATCCAAGGAATAACACTTGTAGAAACTGTGGAATCGCCAAGAGATTGTCTATCAATTCTAGGAACAACTCTTGTTCTAATTCCACTTCTGCTTTGTCTTTGGACACTTTGAATGGTCGCTGTTCTATTAACACGACGCATACCACGACCACCCCATGCACCTGGAAGAGGAGATCTGCCACGGTCTTCTGCCAACCAACCAGAGTTTCTGGTAACGGTAGAAGAAATAGTAGTTTCACCAGTCCAGTTAGTTCTCCAAGCACCCCATTGAATTGGAGCAAAACCATTCTGGTCTACATTCAATTCGGAAGAAACTGCTTCAAAATCTCCTTCAATTTGAATTACATTTTGTGGAAGTCTAGTAGTATCAATCCAATCATCAGAAGATGGATTTAATGTAATTCTACCAATGTAAGTAAATACGTTGAATGGGTTTACATTTTCTACACGAGACGCATATGGTTGAGAAATGATAGTTGTCTCTGTATATGGTAATGTGATAATAGGACCAGTCTGCTGAATATTTGTAGACAGGTTATTATTGATAATTAAAGGAACATTCGTTGTGTAATGAGAAGGACGGCACTCACCTCTTTGGAAGTCTAAAGAAGCAGAGAAATCTTCGTGCGCGGTTTCAGACTTACTATGGTCGGTAAAATCGTCAACAATAAAACCATTCTTAAGTCTGTCTTTACCATCAGCATCAATAATTCTTGTGTTGAATGTATCCGACTCAAGCATGTTGAGTGAAGTGTAGTATTCAACTTGGTCAAGACGACGCTCAAGAGCACCAATGTCTCTCATTGTATAACGTCTATTATCAGAACGTTTGATAACAACGTCTGCCTCTGGGTCAAAACCATATGGTTTGTGACTCAAAGTTGCTAATAGCATACCATCAATCAGGTTGTCTGGTTCAACAGGTTGTTCTGCAGACTTACCTTTAACGACGCTGAATGCACCATCGGGAGAGATGAAGCACTTATCAACTCTAGGAAGATACCATGAGAAGTCGCAGCGGAAATTGCTGTTCTGTTTGGGAATATCAAAAATAGTTGATGTTGGACTTCCAGTGCTAGTAAATACTCTCGACTTAAAGTCAAACGTAGAACAATTCACAAATGCTGGGGATGCAACTGTTCCAGTACCGCTAAACAGATTCTTAACTGCAGGGCGGAAATCGAGATAATCTGCAAGGAAATCAACTTCAAAGAATGGAATATCTGTATAGGAAGTATCCAAATAAGACTGTCCACCAAAATAATCACCAGTAGAAGAGTGATTATAATAGTCAAGTACGATAAGAAGTTTTCTAATTGGGGTGGCTACACCTTTTTTACGGACAATCTTAGAACAGTCGTACATAAATCCAGTTTGTGCGACTTCTAAGTAGTAGTTATCGGTAATAACCTTAGAACCAGCAACTACAGATCCAATACTATCATTAATAATTGCAGAGATTGCCGACCCATTGGAGTCAAATCCGTCAATAGTTTCTCCAGCCTGGAAAGTACCCGATACGTAAACAATGGAGAGTTTTAAAGTACCAGAACTAAAGTTTACAACCTTAGCACGAGCTTTAGAAGTTCTACCAGTTACAATAGTTCCATTTGCAAAGAATACAGGTTCAACCAGAGTAAGAGATGGAATTACTGGGTCATTGTCATCGTTAGATTCATAAACTGCATGAAGTCTGTAGACATCTGCAAGACCGAGGGAAATGTCTCTGTCTTCAATTCTAGTACCGTATAAATTGGAATATGTTAGATTATAATTTTGCTTATCAAGGTCTTTAGTTGTTTTATTGACTTTGATGACAAACATTTCACTACCAGATTTTGTTTTTCTAGTAGCAACGTTTTTAGAAATTGTGGCAGTTACCTTGACAGATGTAATATTTGTTAAGTTATCAATTTGGAGAGTTGTTCTATCATTCGAGGTGAATGAAGTATATCCAAGATTGCCTGGTGTGGTAGTGTCAATGGTAATCTGGTCACCGACAGGATGAGTTGCGTTGGTGCCCGCTAAAACAGTAAATGTGTAGTTTTCGTCAGTGATAGATTCAAACTGCTCATTTTCTGGCAGAGTAATAGAAATGGAGTTAGCAGCAACAGTCTGTGCATCAAATGTTCTTCTAACGACCATCGATTCGTCAGAAATAGCACTGATATACTTCTTCGGCATTGGGCTGAAGAGGTTTGCATTTTCAATATCAAATAACTTAGTTCTATATCTAAGTGCAGCAGAATAATCTCCTGCAGATGGTGCAGCGGGTGCAGAGGGCAATGTAACATTAACTGTTTGTGCTGCATAATCAAAAACAGTTCCTGAAGAGGTAGTAGTCAAATCAGTTGGGTCAACTTTATTGACAGTGACATACTGAGTGGCGTTAAAATAAATTCTATCGCCAACTCTTAAATCAAGCGCAAAGTTGGAATTCAATCCTTTAATGTTTGGAGTTCCACTAGTAGTTAATGTAAATGTAGAACCTTGAACAATAGAAATGTCTTCAAAAAGAACGTCTGCTGTAAATTCTACTGCTTGAGTGCTCTCATCTCTAGCGACTAACTGTCTTGTATCGGAATATTGATAGTAATGTACGACTTCTAATGTATCAAGATTTTCTCCATCAACATTAATCATTTCACCAACTTCAAATTGTCCCTCTACTTGATAGACAGTGATATGATCGTTGGTGGTAACAGCATCAACCAAGTATGCTCTAGCACCACTAGAAGCACCAATCAACAGAGAACCTTGGGAAATAGTCTGATTACTAGCAAGTTCCAGAACTGTTAACATCTGGATGTCAAACAGATTACACTTATAAGTATCATCTGCTGTACCGAAAGTGTTATCGGGATCTCCCGTATGCTCAAAAGCAGAAACACGAGCATATCCAATTAAGTTGCCTGCAGCAGTACCTGCCGCTGCAGACTCGGTATCTCTTAACTCAATAGTTTGATATGCGTTTGCTACAGAACCACCAGAAATATTTGGGAATCCATAGACGTTATTGACTGTACTATAATTACCAAGTTCAAATGGGATGATTGTATTCTGAGCCGATTCGGTATCACGAGGTTTATCTAAATCGATATATGTTGGAGAAAGAGTCTTGATTCGATATCCTCTAACATATGCAGTACCAGGACCAAATTCAACAGCATATTTAGATTCTGCTGCAGTGCCACCACTAAACGTAGTAGCACCAGTAGCATAAATTCCGTTATTGAATCCATCATTAAGATTCTGTCTCAATCTAATGCCAAAATCTTTTACTACATAGTTGCCAGATTCTTCATAAGTTCTCAGTGCAAGACTCTTTTCAAGTTCTTCATATGCACTTCTATCAACCAACTTCTCTACTTTAGAATTGTTGATACGCAGCAATTCTAAGAAATCTTTGTCCGCTTCGTCAGTAAGAAGTTTCTTTACAAGAGATGTTGTGATTCTAAATCTATGAGCACCAGGAGCAGCATAGTTTGATGTTCCAGCAGCATTATCATTGAGGCTAAGGTCATCCTCGGGAGTGATAATGGATTCTTGAATGTTGAGACCAATACGATAGGAGGGATTGCTTCCATATTGGTCAAGGAGAATGTACTGATATGGTACGTCTACAAAGAAACCTCGGATATAGTAGACACCTGTTTGAATATAAGCAACAGAACCTTGCTGAATCGCAGCAGTGGGAAGAAGTTGAGCAAAAGGAGAACCAATCTCAATCAGAGTAGTACCGAACGTAATCTCAGCATCTGTAATTAACTGTTCGTTATTAGCAAAAGTTTGTTGAGTATTTTGCTCACCACCAGACTCAATATATTTAACGTAAAGGGTGATATAATTCTTATCAGATTCGGTAGAAGAAATGCTGTATAGAACCTTTGCTTTAACACCAGAAGTAAGACCAGTAATAATCTTATTCGTTAATTGACTTCTATAGAGTTCGACATCCGCACCCAAGAACGATTCTTGGAGCATAATAGCATCAACAGTCAAGTCATAACCAACTTGACCTGGGATGACCATCGCACCGTCTTTGAACAGGTGAGAACCTACACTCTCTACCTGATTCTGTAAGACGCTTTGCATCGTCGTGAGTTCCCTTGCTTGAATTGGGAATCCAGGACGGAACAATACTCGATAAAAGTTTTTCGCCTTATCGAAATCGTCGTAGTAAGGTGTAACGTTAAGATTGGTGTTCTGTGCCATTAGAATTCGATTACGATTTTGATGTCTTCTACCTGGTCGTTTGCACGACTAATTGATCTCCTATTATCTATATAAACAACCTGACCGCTGTTTGATTCAATCTCAGGTTTTGCATAACCATTGTTAAACTTCATACCCAAGTCATATTCGGTATTATTGATAGTTCTCGAAGATGAGTTGGGAACTGCGGGGAAATTAATATCAGGTTGTCCAGCAGCACCAGAAGTAGCACCACTGACGACGTTAGAACCATCAAACTCATTTTGTGTACCAGTAACTTCTGGGAAAATACCATCAACAGAGTTTTGATAATACTTCAAAACCTTAGTGGTAGGATTCCAAGAAATAACACGACCACGAGCAGTAACGTTTGTACCACCTACAACACGAGTTTGTGTAATAACTTCATCGGGAACATAATTACCTTGGAATGTTGGTGGGAAAATTACTGCCTTTGTAGCAGAAACTGTCAAATCAGAAATCAATTCTGCAGTACCAAACTTAAGTGGATTGGTAACCAAACCAATACGACGGTAGTCGTTATCGATAGGGAAGTCGCCAGCACCTTCATCATAAGAAAGTTTGGCGTTAACCATGACTCGGAATGCACCAAGTTCTACAATAGAATTAGCACCATGTCCATCTGGGGGAGGAACAATTACGTCTACTTGGGCACCATTTCCAGTACCAATACCAGTAATGTTGTCAACACTGATTTTACCAAAGGTATAACCAGTACCACCAGAAGTAACGGTAGCAGAAATAATCTTACCACCATCAACAACAATAGAAACACGACCACCAGTTCCATCGCCATTAATAGCAACGTTATCGTAGGTGCCGTTGTTATAACCAGAACCTGCAGCGTTAATAACTACAGTATCAATTTCACCAGCAACAGCATTAGTCTTTACAGCGTCATTGGTAAAGACTGGCATGTAATCGTTGGAGAAAAACTTGAGGACGGAAGCAACAGGAATGGTGTACATATACTTCCAACGATAGCTATCACCAGTTGTAATGATGCTAGTGGAAGTGCCAGTAGGCTCAACCGTAGAAGGTTTGCCATTGGGATCTGAGGGGGATGTACCATTATAAATGCACTTATATACTTGATATTGAGAATTCACGACGTAAAAGTCGGAATCATACAGTTTAGTAGCACCAGAAGAAGCAGTTTTGCTGGGAGAGTAATCTTGACGATACATGTCATAAGTAAAACCTAAACCACCAGTAGTTTGTTCAGGAGATACCCAGTCAATTCGACGAACAACTTGAATTGTGTCCGAAGCAAGAACTCTTTTCAGAGAAATCATATCATCATAAGATGCCGAAAACTCACCAAAAGAGTCCACTGCTTGTGGAGGAGAGTTTTCGTTATCCCATGGTTGAGGTCTACCGATAAACAGATACAGACGGTCACGAGAAGCGCCTGCAGCATCATCGCTCTGAGTTGCGTCAGGACCTTCCAGAGATTTAATGAATTTTTTCGCAGAAAAAATTCTAAATTGATCAGTTAATAGGGCTGCCATTTCTTAGGTACTATTGTCCTCTTGTTTATTTATGATGGTTACGAACGAACCGTTGTCGAATACTCGATTCTCTTGATTCTATAAGATGCTCCAGCATTGCCAAGGAGATTTTCTCCACCAAGAACTGCCTGAGCAGAAGCACCCGCTCCAGTGGTATCTGAAGGGTCATTAGTAAACGTTACTGTTGGATGCAAGTTATATGTTCCATCTACAGTTTGTTCAATTCCATATCCTCCATTGGTAATGGTAATGGAACTAACTTGGTCTCCCGCTGGTGTCATTACAACTGTACCAGTTGCTTGAATGTCACCAACATTTTCAATTGCAACTGTTGGAGTTGCTGTATAGTTAGTGCCACTATCATGAATAATAAAGTCAACAATAGTATTTTTTGCAGAAAATTCATACAAATATCCGCCAATACCAATGTTGACATTGCCAGTATTATATGGAGTAATATTTCCAACTGTTAATTTTGAAATTGTAGGATCCCAAGAAACAACTACCCCAGTAACACCAGAGATTGCTCCTGTAACAACTTCATTGACAGTATAATTTTGACCATTTGAATTATTGGCATCCAAATAGATATCAAGCAATGCGGTGTGTTCAACACCTTCACTGAGTCCACCTGCAGAAACAATGGTTGCAAACTTAAAGGGAATATCACCGTCTTTAATATTATCTCCAATTTGGAACAAGGTTGTATTTTGTCCACCTTGGGTCTCTTCAATACCATAAAGTGAACTATAAATTCCACCATCGAGATTAATTTGATTTGCAAAATCGGTTCCAGTATTAATCAAGTCAGCAATTCCATCACCTTGACCATCTTGTTCATCATCATCTTCAAATGCTCTATCTTGAAGAGTTGATAGAGGAACAGTTAACAAAGAAATAGTAGAACCGACTTCAGTAACAACCGTATGAGGCAATATACCCGTGCCACTACTAGAAGCAACACCAGCATCAAATTGAACAATTGCATCTTCTGTAGATGGAATACCACCATCAATAAATGCCAATTCATCAACTTCAAAAGTAACCAAAAGTTCTCTAGTTGCTGGATCCCAGTCATAAACCTTTGCTACTTTATTATTCGCATTTTCAATTCTACGAATAACACGGTCACCAACATTAAATTTGTAAGTAGAAATTCCTTGAGGATCGTTTTGACCTGGGTCTAAAATAACTCTTTGATCGTAGTTGAAATTTACACCTCTTGTTAATCCAGAGAATTTACCTGCACTCTTGTTAGTGTAAGTAATTGTTTCTGTATTAATAATAATTTCACCAGAACCAGGATATGCATCTGTAGAATCAACATAAATCTCGGTGTCATTGGCAGTAACATTTTTGACAAGACCAGTGAGATAAATTTCCCCAGAGTTAAATGCCTGCCTTGCTCTAGTTTTTCTCTTGAGATTTACAAGTTTAGTAAAGATGATATTTGGTGGATTTGTGTAACCATTACCAGGGTCAGTAATATCGATTCCTACAATAGAACCTTGCTCAATTCTAGCAATTGCTTTAGCACCTTGTCCTCCACCACCAGTGATTAAGATATAAGGAGGTTCTTGATAGAATTCACCAGCATCAACGATAGAAATGGATGTAAGTTTACCCAATGTGTCAATTTCCGCTGCACCTTGGGCTCCACCGCCACCACCGCCTTCAAAAATTAGAGTTGGTGGTGTGGCATAATTTCTACCAGAATTAAGCAGAGACAAACCAGTAACGGTTTGTACAATAGGACTTACAAGTGCTCCCGAACCTTCGCCACCAAGAATCTCTGCTCTAGCAGGACCAAAGTAGTTATCTCCCTTCTTGGTCATCTTGATATACGAGATGCTTCCATTGTCATTCAAGACAACATCACCCGCAGATTCTGTTGGGAATAAAGACGTTAGTTCAGGAACAGTGTCACCTTCAAATAAAGGCGTTCCATAATACTTTGGTCCAATTCCATATGGGTAGGTTGGATTTCCACTACCATCTTCTGTTAAGAAGTATGCGTAAGTTCCGTTTGGATAATCTGGAGTTCTGGTAAACTTCCCATTAAATTCATCCAACGATCCCACCGCAGAATCGTAAATATAATCTTCTACTAAATCTCCAAGTAAATAACCATCTTGAACCAGTCTAAATCCTGTACTCGCTGTTAAATATGAGAACGTGTATAAAATTCTTGGGGCGTCAGATCGCACTTCAATAGAGATTTTTCTATTGATAGCATTTTCGTACCCATTAATATACGTAACATAATCTACAGCAACATTTTCAAGATAATATGTAACACCATCTTGATATAAAAGTTCGGTATTACCAACAACGGACGATGAATGCCACCCATCTTCTGTTTCACTAAACAGAAGAATATTTAATGCATCGTTACTAGAATCATCTTGTACAAAGTTATATGTGTTACCTCTGTTTAAATTCAAAAACGTAGAAAGAGAACCATTAATATAGAACTTTCCATTTGATACCGTGACTGTGTAATTAGTTGTTCCACCGTCAGAAACAATTGGACGACTTCCAGGAAGTTCGTCATTAGTTCTTAGTCTATAAGAGGATGATTCTCTAGCAACTACTCCAGATGTATTATATCCCCAAGGACCGTAAATTGGATATCCATCAAAGGACATACCAAGAATTTTAGAGTGACCATCTGGATGTCTTGATTGGTCACCAACGAAAGAAAATCTATTTTGATAGTATGTGTTTACATTTGGTATAGGGTCAACATTTACAGTATCAAGAATCATGTAACCTTCATCACCTTCAAATCCAGACATATGTCTGTGATACGGACAATAATAATAGATGCGATTGGTTTCATCCGCATTCATCAAGAATAGAGGTGAAAACACATTCTCATAGTCTGCAGCAGGTGCTGCAGAAGGACCTGTGCTGTTGTAATACAGAGTTCCTGGGTTTTGATTTAGAACACCATCCCTAGTGGTGCTAAATTGCATTGGATGCCCATTAACATGAAGGGTAGATGGTTGATTACTGGCATCTGCTTGATTCCAACGAATTAAATAATTTTGCTGAACTCTAATATTTTCTGGAGCAAAATAATACTGACCAGGAACAAAAGGACCAAATTCCTCTGCTTCTGGTCCAAAATCGATATAGAAAATACCGTTCGGGAATGTAACGATATCATCAGATACTCTAAACTGGAAACCATTAGAACCAAGAACTAAGTCATCTTCAGAAAATGGATCTCCTGTAACGTTTCGTGCATATATTCTGACTACTCTATTTAAATTATCTCTAACGACTTTAGAAATTTCTGCTCTAGCAGTTCCACCAATTTCGTCGATAACTCTACCAACTTCCACCGAACCGAGATTTTCGTCAACATCAGCAACAGGAATCATCACATTGTTATATTCGACCTTGACATTCCAAGTAAATGTTCTTATTGCACCCCAATCAAATACACCGTTAAGAAGTGAAAATTCATCTACAACTTTACTAGTTTGATAGTAATATGTACCATTATCAATTACAGCATCGTATATATTTTTATTCTTGATATACGAATATTTTACTGCATCTAAATGATATCCCGCTGGAGCTCCAGCTGCAGTACCCCAATCTGGAGTATGCAACAAACCACCATTTGCTAAAATGCCTAAAGATTTATTTAATTGAACTATTCTAGTTTCTGGAGTAGGAACATCTTTTCCTCCCCTATAAACAAAAACTTGGTCAAAACTTCTATCTAATACTGTGTCAGAACCTCCTGGTTCTCTCTCTGATAGAATGACTTGAGATGGTTTAGGATGATTATCCGATGTAATACGAATTCTATCGGTTACGTCATTGCCTTGAACTTGAAAACTACCAGTAGTAGAAGAATTTGGATGAGATTGCCAAATTCTATTAATATCAAAAGAATTGATAATATTTGGAGTTTCTTGTTGAGGTGTAATTTTTAACCTCAGTGGGTTATATCCTCTTCCCCTTTCTAAAACACGAACATGAATAATTTTTCCTGAATCTTCATCAATAATTGGATACAGCAATGCCTCAGTTTCAGGAGTTCCGCAACCAGAAATGGTTAATCTAGGTGGGTCTGCAGGATCGTATCCGCTACCTCCATTGACTATTCTAACTGCGCGAACACCAAAAACCTCGTCAAAGATTGGTTCGATTGAAGCGCCAGATCCAGGAACATTTCTTGCCATTTATCAACTTACGACGTTAATTGTGCCTTGCATTGCTGCGTGAATTGTACACTGATAGTACAGTACCGATGGTGCATCCATAGGAACAGTCCAATATAAAACAGAGGTTCCACTTCCAGTTTGACCTGTAGTATATGGAGTGCCAGTCAATCCTTGAGTGCTTTGAATTCTAAATGGATGTGCTCCACCAGAAATAGAATTGTCAAAAGCATACGACATCCCTCTTTGAACATAGAGAGTTGGGTCATTTGTAGCAGCAGAAAATCCAGGACCGTTGAAGGTAAAATCCGTTGATCCGTTTGCTCCTAATTCCCACCAAGTAATTGGACTACGAGTAACAATCCAACTAGTTCCATTCCAATATAACGAATCGCCTTGAGTAATACCAGAAACATTAGTATCCGTTAAGGCAGCAAATGTAGTAGTTAAAGTTCCATCAAAATCAATTGTTAATGTATCCCCAACTATGCTGGTAGCAATATTTGTGCCTCCAGTAACAGTCAAAGTATCACTAGTGCTGTTTGCGGTTGTAGTTCCAGTATCAGCAACAAATGATGCAAACAAATTTTGTGCAGATGCGCCAGCGGCATCATCACCAGGAATCCAATTAGTTCCATCCCACTTCAGAATTTGATTTGTTGTTGGTGCATTAGTAGTCAAATCAACATTATCTAAGTCACCAAGACCACTGTACTGGGTTAATAAAGAAACTCTAGTATCACCAATACCACCAGCAGTGATATTCATGTTTACATATGGATTATCATCGCCGTCTACAGTGAAGAAATATCCAGGATATGTAGCAGCCGCAGGGGCGGCGCCAACAGAACCATATTCGTTCTTGTACGAAATTTTAGTTGGAAAATCAATGTCTCCAGTAGCACCATCAAATGTTGAAGTTACACTGCCAGCAGAAAGAGTGATATCTCCAGTTCCATTTGGAGCAACTGCAATATTTCCATTAGAACTGGAAATAATAGAATTGCCATTAACATCTAAAGCAGATGTCAATAAACTATAATCTGAAGGTGCAAATGAACTACCATTATAACGAAGAACATGACCTACAGCGGGATTGGTAACACTAACTTGTAGTGTAGAACCATTCCCGATTGCACTATAGAGTTCATTAAAATTATCATTAATCTTGTCGCCGCCAGTACGAAGAGTATCACCTGTATTATCATTTGCGGCAGCGCCAAGACCTAGTGTTTGTTTAGCCATTACTCGCTACAATTTTTAGTTATTTATTCGATTAGTTTACGAAACTATTTCTGGGTCTACCAATTCTTCGCCATAATCAGCAAGATTTGGAGCAGTCCAATCATCAGGAACAGATGTTTCAATCTCAATGTTTGGATTTACATATCCGCTACCCGCGTTAGAGATTTCAATACCAGCAACACCAACCAGTGCTTTGATATTACCATCAAAACCAGAAATAGAGTCAATTCTAACATTTGGTCTGGATGTATATCCAGAACCACCCGAAGTTACCTGAACATTATCAATGAAACCGCTTGTGAGAACTGCAGTTGCGTTAGCATCCTGACCAAAGACAGAACCAAGATAATCGAAGGTGATGAGTGAGTTAGAAGACTCAATAACCGCAACCTCACGATCCTCGGTTTCACCTTGAATTGCAATAAAGTCACCTGGTTCAATTGGAGGAATAACTTCAGCAGCATCAACGTCTGCCTCAGAACCAACATAAGAGAACGCAACAAATGTGGAACCTACGCGGGGAATTTCAGAGAAGATGATTCTAGAACCAACAATCTCAAAGGCAACTCCAGGTTCTTGAATGACGCCATTAAGAGAAACAATAATATTATTTTCAGGTCTAATTGTGCTCGACTGTACACCATCTGTGAGCGTGAGCGAATAGAAAACATCGTTACGCTTAAGGTTGAATGATTGACGCAGAGAGTCAAACTCAAAGGAGATATCATCAAGTTGTCTCAGTTTACCAACATAGAATCCAGTGAAGGATGCACCAAGTTCTGGTGGTTCGGTGAACTGAATTTGGTTGGAGAATGCTGTAAATGCATTTGTTGCTCCAGGAGGTTGAAGAATGCCATTGACAAATACCAGCAGGTGACCTGCAGGATCGGGCAGGTATGAAGTGCCATTATCAGTTGTGAGGTTAAATGTCGTTTGAGTTCCATCAAATCCTCTGAAAGCACGCTTAACACGAGCCTTCAATTCATCTTTAGCGACAATTACTGCTTCATAGTTATCTGGACCAATAATGGAATCTTTGATATCAAATGTTCCATCAATTTCAGAAATATACAGTCTGGTATTTAAACCAGCGGCGCGGATATCCTGAACTCTGGCAGCACCTGCTCCTGCTACAGTAAACTTAGTAGAAATCGAAGCATATCCAACAGGGAAACTTTCACCAATTCCATAATCACCAACTACGTCACCATTTTGGAACGTTCCTTGATATTCCTGAATGTAAATGTAATTATTAGGAATATCGACCGCAGTAATAAGTGCATAAGTGTTGGTGTCTTGAACACCACCAGAAACTTTATAGAGGCGGTTTCCAACAGTGAAGTTTTCAAGGCTGTTAATGACAGTAACACCGAGTCTAATATATCCATTAGAAGCAATTCTATCACCGATGTTAACATCAAGACCCGCAAACTTAGAAACTTCCAGATACTGTCTCGATGTTTCTGGATATACAACACTGGTTGTCTCAAATGTTCCTTGAAGAGACTCAGTATCGACGGTAAGAGTTCCACCGACGTTACTAGTTACTGCCGCTTGAGTATTTAAGAATCCTGTTGGTGTAGCAGTTTCCGTAGAAGTATATCCCTTGAAGGGAATATCTTCAGTGAAGGTGCCAATCAGGTCAATAACATGCAAACGATTTTCAATTGCACTAATCTGAGCGGTAGTACTATTTTCCGCACCAACAATTGTATCAGTAATTGCCCAAGGACCAGCAGTTACTTCAACATCAAGATATTTGTAGTTCTCATCTTCATAGAATCCATAAACAACACCAGTTACAGTTGGAGCACCCTGTTTAGAAACGGTTTCATTCATAGTGAATGGACCATCGGTGATATCACCATCAATACGGAATCTCTTGTAAACTTTCACTACCTGACCTTCATTAAGGGCAAGTCTTTCAACTTCACCCGATGCGTCACTTTGAAGTCCATAGAAGTATTCAGAACCAAAGATACCGCCACCGATTCCTACAGGAATTGTACGTGTGCCGTAAGTCTTAGAAGGAACCGTGATAGCGTTGTTAGATTCAATATCAACATAGTAATTACTATTATTCAACTGATTTCTGATAATATTCAGTTGATATCTAATAAAGGCATCAATGGTTTCTTTAGTATAAGAAGACGAAATGGTGGAATCAAAATACTTGTAGGAACCAGCATTTGTTGATGGGGAAGTCAAAGAGTTATTGAGTGCTTGACTCATAAACTCCTGAAGAGAATCCATGATGTAATTCTTAATGTTATAATCAGTATCCGAGTAGAAGATTCTTCCAGAAACTGCTGTATATGGGTCAAGGAGTCCAATATTTAACTTAGTACCCCAGGCATAAAGTCCGTCATTACCATTACCAGTATATGTGAAGGCACCAGTAGAACTTCTAACCCAGAATCTTGTTCTAAGAACAGAAATACCATATCCAAAGGTTACGCTAACATAAACTCTGTACCATCCATCACCATAAGGAATAATACCAGCAGCAGGAGAACTAATATTACCAGCAACAAATGTACTTCCCACTGTTCCTGTTGCTAAATTAGCATCAACGAATACAATTTTACCACCAACAGCAGGGTCAAGTTCAATTTGCAGTCTCATTTGACTGGATTCACCTGCCTTAACGAAGGACGAGAAGGTATATGTACGGTTCTCATCATTTGCATTAGTACCAGCATCAAAGGTAACAGTGCCAGAGTCAAAGCGTGCCGCAGTATCATCGAAGGTTGTAAATGAATCAACCGTAAAGTCCTTATAATGCAGTTTAAATCCACCAAAACCATTAGTAGCTACTAATTTATCTGCTGTTGTTGTATTATCTGGAGCATCGATATTATCAGTAATAACAGTAATAGCGTTACTTGTCCAACCGCTAGAAGTTAAATCTTCTGGTGATGGGAAGAGGTTAGTAGTCGAGGTAAGACCTTCAATAGGAGAAACAATATTTCTAGCAGTATTAAGGACTTTAATATTGCCAGGATTATTATACCAATCGTAAGAAGAACTTACACCACCAGATGAAGCAAATGGGCTGGGAGTTGTTCCCCCAACAACATTACCCTGTGGATTGATTGTATGGTTATAAGTACTAGCATCTGTGAATGCAGCACCCTGACAAGTAAGAAGGGCAGTTCCAGAAATAACACTTAATGGTGTTGTGGGAACTTGGAATCCAGAACCAGAGTACAATGCAACGCCTCTGAGAACTCTAACATTGGACAGATAACCATCCAACTCATTACCACCACTAAGATTAGGACGACCGAGCAGCAGTTCAATTGCACCATAGTTTGTTTGCCAGGTGCCAAAACCAATCCTATTTCCATTGAAGTAGAATTGAGTTTGATTAAAACCAGTGCCTGTTCTAACAATTGCCACATGGTGCCATGTGTTTACAGTAACATTAGCACCAAAATTCATGAATGTTCCAGAACCGCCCCAGAAACCGATATTTCCAGTTCCATAGAAAATATTGAAGTTATCAGAAGTAGATCCAGTAATATGTCCACCTCCTGTAGTGGTTGGTCTAAACCAGCACTCGAAAGTAATCGCACCAGTACCAAAAGCAAACGAAGAGTTGACAGAAGGAATTCTCAAGTAATCATTAGAACCATCAAAGAATACAGAACCAGTTCCACCACCAGAAATAGTTGCAGTTGCACCAGAATCTCCACCAGTCAAGGTATCACCAGCAGCCCAAGCAGTTCCAGTGAAAGCACCAACGTATAGTTTACCGCCATCTTCATCGTATTCAAGAACATCTGCAGTTCCAGTACCACTAGAAGTTACAGTTTCACCAACAGTAAAGACATCACTAGCACTTTCAACATCAATTGTGTATGCTGTAATAGTATCAGAAGTATCAGTAATAATTAAGTCATGAACCATGTCATCAACAATGGTTCCAACAAAATCGTCATAAGTCCAAGAACCAGAACCAAATTGACTGTCAACAATTGACTCTAACTCATCCTTATAGTAATTTTCATTGTATTGAATTTGTTTTGCAGCATGAACGGATTCATTTCCACCAGGAGAAATGACACCCTTTAATGCATCGACAAGAACACCAAATCTTGCATATGGGTTTGCAATCGTTACTGGACTTTCAGTATCTCTATATGCGGTTTGAGTTGCATGTACAGCAGAATATTGACCAGCAGGAACAGTAGTTCCCCTATCATAAAGGTTATTGTTGATGGCATATTCACCAAGTTCCTTAAGTTTTTCCAGTGCAAAAATTGCTGCGGGAAGAACATTGTCGATTGTAGTCAAATTGAGTGCAGCAGTTAAATACTTCTCAATTTCAGCAACACTGCTATTATTACCGCCAGTTTGAAGGTCGGAAATAATAGCAATAATTAAATCTTCAATATTCAACTCACTAGCATAAGTAAATGCAGTGAAGTTAACATTGTTCAAAGTATATGTAAGGTAATCATTGATAAGACCGAAGATTTCATCTTTGATATAGTCTCTATTGAAATAAAGTCTATCTGCAGCGATTGCATAATCATTATCCGTTGGAGCAATGATATCATTAAGAGTATTAATTAAGGTATCAATTGCGGTTTGAACATCAGCACAACCACCTGGGTCATTAGTGATGCCCCAATCACCAACAATAATGTTGGTTGTATTTGTACTATCTAAATCACCATTAATTGCTTGTTTTGCGTAATATCCAAGGCGATTGTGAGCATAGACGGATTGCCATACTTGCAAACGAATATGAAGAAGAATATCATTAGTACCAAGATAGAATTTAGCGGCACCAACGGTATTAATATTACCACCATACTGAATATCATCTGCAATCTCGTCTAAAATGAGACCCAAATCAGTTTTACAACGCAAGGTTCCATCACCAGTTCCTCCAGCATTTCTAGGCATATCCAAAGCAAGGTCTGGATATCTGTTGATAAGGTCTGCAGATGCTTTATCAATGATAACAGCACGATTCTTGCGAATCAGATTTGCAGCATCATAGAATCTATGTCTAGAATCAGTATCTACTTGATTTGTATAGATTGTGTCACTAGTACCATTGTGATAATCAACATTAAATGGTACTTCATAGAATGCATCAACCGTTCCACCAACAAATTCAAATGCAGGTTCAACCTTGGTAATAGTGCCGAGGTGGTCACCGTCAAGAGTTGCACTAGGAGTATCTGCTTCAGAAAGAGTATCCGTCAGGATATCAATCAGGTTATTAATTGTGGTATAAACGTCAGCACAGTTGTTAAGGTTTGCAGAACCAGTCTCATAAATGTTGGTTGCGTCAGTATTGAGAGTCTGAGTCAATCCATGATTACCCTGAACTGTCCAAGCAACGTTGTTGATGATATACTGAAGCATTTCATCAACCTTGTTATATGCCCAGATAGTTTCAGTAATCTCAGTCTCAACATGGTTGAGTGTTACAGGATTCTGAGTTCTATCAACGTAAAGTGCAGCAGCATCCCACATGTGGCTGTTGGATCCATTCTTAAGGTCTTCGATAAGTTCTTCTAAGACATCACGAATATCATCTTCGCAATTTACGTTACCGCCAGGAATGACCAAAGAAGGATATTGCTGAGTCAGCAGATAAACGGTTTCCTTAGCAATGAAGTCTAAGTTGAGTCGAATAGACTCTGCTGCATTATAAACTCTGTGGGAGTTGCCTGTGAATCCAACAGGAGCACCAGCAAGTCTAGAAGTTGCTAAGATTGCATCATTGTGGAATTCTTCACCATTGGTAAGAGATTCGCCACCAGACCAATCTTGGTCATATACCTGACCATCTTCACCATCTAAGTGAAGAAGAAGTTTGGTGTTGCTGTCACCTTGGAAGATACCGTTGCGTGGTGTAAACTCTGCGCTATAGCGACCAGTGTTAGAAACCCTGAACTCATCAATATGACCAGAGAAAGGATTAGAACCAGCGAAGTTTGCTCCAATAAAGAGACGTTTTGTGGAACCTAAATCGGTACTGTTAGTGGTGCTTCCAACTTCGGAACCATCGACAAATAACTTCAAATTAGTACCACTTCTAGTGATAGCAATGTGATACCAAGTATCTGCAGAAAGAGTTGTTGCGCCAGATGTAACAACGTCACTGCCACCGATATTAAAGCGTACTTGATTTGTGGCAATATAAAGTCTACCAGCATTTGCATCAGCACCACTATCTCTCGTATCAAAGATATGTCTATCACCAGCA